GTGATGAACTGCGCGGGAAGTTCGCTCATCTCACACCGAGCCCACGCTGGTCCCGTGGAACTCGAAGGAGACGCCGTTCGCGTTCTCCGTCGAGGTCGTCACGCGCACGGAGCGCACGTCGCCCGTGGCGTTGCGCGTCACGCCCGCGATGACGAAGCCGAGCGACACCTCGGCCTGCGCCTCCGCGATGCCCGGCCAGTCGAGCTCCATGCCGATCGCGGGAATCGCGTTGTCGACCGACGCCTGCACCTTCTTCGGACCCGCGGAGAAGCCCGCGCGCCCAAGGAGAAGCGTGTTCACGTCCTTGTTGTCGGTCTCGACGTTGAAGGTGATCGAGCCTGCCTGAAGCACCGGCACGCCGTTGAAGAGGACGAACCCCGGACCTGAGTAGAGCGCCATGATGATCTCCGATCAGAGCTGCCGGACGTTCCCGGCGATGAGGTGGAGCCCCGGGATCACCGCGGCGGGGATCTCGCAGTCGAGGCGACCGGGCACGAGCGCGTTGGCCTCGACCGAAAGGAGCGGGAGGTTCGCGTCGACGTTGATCAGGATGGCCGCGGACTCGGCCTCCTTGAGCTTCTGCGCGATGCGCGCCCGCACGATGGATGGCGTCACCACGCGCGGCGCGGTCGGCGCGCTGTCGGAGTCGGGCGAGAGCTTGCACCCGGCGAAGGTCACCGCGAGGTCGGAGCGCAGCGTATCCGCGATGTAGTCAGGCACCGTCACCGAACTCGTGTCGAGCACGGCGTAGTTCGGCGTGCCGCTGAGCAGCGACCGCGACGTGATGGAGCGCACGATGACGCCGTAGCCGGGACGCGATCCCGAAGCGCCGACGGGCGTGATGCCGTTGTTCAGCGCGTTCTCGATCTCGGTGGCCGTGGGCTGATCCCCCACCACGCGCGCCATCAGCACGGTCGCGAGTTCCATGCTATCGAGGTTCGCGGCGGGGTCGCTCGCCTCACCGACGCGAGAGCCGCCCGCGGAGGCATCGCCCGCGAGACGCGCGGCGCACACCTGCGCGGCGACCTCCCAACAGGGGACCACCGTCGCGTGGTTCCACACGACCTGAAGGCGCGAGGCGTTGCGGCCCGTCGCGAAGGTCACGACGTTCGCGTAGGTGTCCGTCGACCCAACGACGGCCTGCTCGAGGAGCTGCACCGTCGGACCGGCCTGCGCGTTGACGTGCGTGACGATGCGCCCCGTGTTGGTAGCGTCGATGCACGCGCCGACGATGCGGTCGTAGCGCTGCGGCTCGATGGCCGCGAGCGCGTTGGTGAAGTCATCCTGCGTGGCGCCCGACGCGAGGGTGATCTCACTGCCGATGGTGCCGTTGCTCGACCAGATGCCCGTGGTGCCCGCACCGCTCGACGTGCTCGACGCGGTGATGCGGACCTCGGCGCCCGTGCTGCTCACGAAGTAGGCATCGACGATCAGCGTGTTGCCGCGCGGGCCGTCGTGCTTCGCCTCGATGGTCACGACGCCGCTGGAGTTCTGCGCGGTGTACGGGAGCGAGGGGTTGTCGTTGATCGCATCAGCCACGGCGGTTGCGATGGCGGTCACGGTGTCGCCGCTCGCCACGCCCACGTCGATGACCTCGCCGCACAGGCGCAGGCGCACCGTGAAGGCCGCGGTCGCCGTCGTCGCGAAGGTGAGCACCACGCTCGCGGCCGTCCCGCTCGCCTCGGCCACGGGGCAGGCGTAGAGCGTCGCCGACGGGTCCTGCGCGAACACCGCGATGCTCATGCGGTGCAGCTCGGAGCCGCTGCCGAAGAGCACGGCGGCGTCGTCGGGCGACGGCACGAACACATGCGTCGCGACGGCGGCGGTGCCAGCCGCCACGCTGAACGCAGGCGACGAGTTGGTCAGCGCAGTCGCGAGCATGTTCCCGAGGAGCATGATGCGACGCGGGGCCTGCCCCGCCGACGTGCCCGAGCCGCCGAGCACGACGTTGAAGTTCACGCCCGGCGTCTTGCGAGACGCGGGCACACCGGCCACGGAGATGGTCACGACTGCACCTCTTCGGCGCTCTCGATGAGCGCAAGGTCGCCACGCGCGACGGCGCGCAGGTAGTACGACTCCGCGGGCACGCTCACGCCACCCGCGATGATCTCACCCGTCTTGCGGTCACGCCCGACGAAGCGCCCCGGCACGCCGGGGACAGGGAGCCGCGCGTCTGCGACGGCCTTCACTCGAATGGTCTGCATCTCACTCCTCGGTGGTGTCTGCGATGAACTGCACAACAGGGTTCTGCGGGTCGTCGTCGCTGAGCGTGTCGACGAGGTTCACGTCGCCGCGGACCTCAGCGAGCTCAACGCTGTCGTCGGCTGGCGTGACCTGCGGGAGCGCGCGTGCTGCCTCGAAGCCCACAGCGTAGACGTAGACCACGCCGCGGCGAATGAGTGCTTCGCGCGTGCCGACGCAGCGCAGTCGGCGGTCCATCCATGCGGTCTGCGGCTGCGCGCCCGTCGTCACGATCAGGAGCCCGTTGAGCACCCCGAGCACTGCGTCCACGAGGCGAAGCCCACCCGGTGCCGTCGCGCTCCCGACGGTTCCGTCGTCGATGGCGCGCGCGTCCTCGACGCACACGTAGACCGTCCAGGCGTTGAGCCCGCGGTCCTCGGCGTCGCCCGCGAGCGTGTTGACCGTGCGCGTGACCGTCTCGCCCTCGTAGGCGAGCAGCGCGGCAGGGTATTGCGCGATGACATCACGGACGCTGGTCTCATCGAGCGACCCGGCGTAGCGCCCGACGGTCGCGAAAGGGCGCGCCTCGGTCGTGCCCGTGGTCACGTTGATCAGCAGCCCCGACAGCGCCGTGTAGAGCAGCCCGTCAACGTCGGCGAGGGTGAGGCTCACGAGGCACTCCACGCGCGCACTGCGGCGCGTTCAAGCGCGGCGTCGACTGTCCGCGCGAAGTCATCCTGTCGGCGCGCCCACGCGGGGGCGAGGTAGGGGTACGGGCGGTTGCGCGACGTGCCGTGCTCGACGAATCCGCCATAGCGCGTGTCGCCCAACACCTCGGCGCGGATCAGCCCGCGCAGCGCGCTCCCGCGCACGCGACCGGCCTGCGTGCGGCTCTGCAAGCGACCCGTGCGGTTGGTGTACGGGTGGTTCGTCGCAGCCTCTTCGGCGACGACGCGGGCACCATCGAGGGCGCCCTTCGGCAGCTCCTGCTCGATGGCCGCGGACAACTCCGCGATGGCACGCTCCACGTCGAGGAACACCCGCTCGGCCACTAGAAGTCGGAGCCCCCGTATCCGTCCGCAGCGCGTGTCATCGGGTTGGTCGGGATGCCGTCGGAGTTGGTCACGTTCACGTTGGTGGCGCGAGGCAGCGGGCGCACGGCGCTTGATCCCGGCGCACGCGCATCGGCGTCGCGGCTGAGGTTCTTGAAGAACGTGCGGGCGTTGCGGCCGATGGTCGCGAACGCGCCCTCGTCGTCGAAGCTCACATGCCGCGAGGCAGCGATGGCGCACACGAGGTCAACGCCCTTCCCGACGATCATCACGTCGAGGGTGTCCGTCGTGGTGTAGACCCCATCGGGGAACGCGGCGCGTGTGAGCACGCGAATCTCGCTGTTCGCCTCTGCGATGCACAAGTCGCGAAACGTCGTGTCCGCGGTCGCCCCGCCGTTTTTGGCGAAGAGCCGCGCGTAAGCCTGGGTCGAGAGCCGCGCGATCACGTCCGCGCTGGTGACGATGGCGGTCTGTTCTGCCACGGTCACACCTTCTCGATGTCGAGCCCCACGCGGAGCCCGCACGCGATCATCTCGCGCGCGAGGCCCGCGGGGATCTCGGTGCCCGCGTTGAACCGCAGCCCGCTGTGCATGACCAGCGTGCGAGCGCGGAAGCGCGCCACGGGCGGCGCAGGGGGATCGTCGACACGCAACGCGGCTTCACCCGTCTCGCCCTCGGGAGCGCCCGCAAGGGGCATCTCCGGGGCAGCGTCGTCGCCTTCCGGCGACGGCGGCGGGTTGAAGCCGAGCACGGTGCGCGGAGTGCTGTCACCCGCGACAGGCGCGATGCCCTGTCGACGATCCCGACGACTCACGAGACCACCGTGCGCCAGAGGTAGCCGGTGTGCTCGCCGCCCACGATCTCGTCGGCGTCGGAGTGCGCCACCTTGACGTAGGTGCCGCCCGCGCGACCGGGCATCCCCTCGAAGAACGTCGAGGTCTCCAGCGCGCCGAAGCGGAAGGTGTACCCGAAGGTCTGCGTGCGGCGCGGAGAGGGCGACGGCTCGACGCGGATCAGCGCGCAGAACTTGCCCCACAGGTAGCCCATCGAGGCGGCCGCGCCCTCGGCGGCGGTGTTGTACTTCGCTTCGCCGACGATCACGCGGTTGAGCCGGAACATCGCCGCGAGCGTGGTCTCGTCGACCATGAGCGGCGTGGCGCCCGAGCCCGTCGAGGCGCGCGAGAGCACGAACTGCAGCACCTTGGGGTTGGTACGCAGGGCGTCGTACGCCTCCCACCCGATGACCATCGTGTTTGGCTTCACGGTGGGGCGCTTGATCGCGTACAGGATGTTCGCGACGGGGTCGGAGGTCGACTGGTTCCACTGGTCGCCGCCCGAAAGCGCCGCGGTGTTGGAGCCGTAGTTGGCCTGTCCGAACACGATGTCCGCGATCCGCTTCTCGCGCGCGAGCATGAGGTAGTTCGTGAGGATCTCGGTGACGTCGATGCGCGGCTGGAGCGGCGCGTCCGCGTTGAGCTCCTCGTCCACGCTGATGAAGTCCATCAGCGCGCGGTCGGTGCACGAGAAGGTGCCCGGCGAGTCGAGGCCGATGCTCGGGCGACCGGGCATCGACTCGGCGCCCACCACGTCGACGGCGGCGACGTTGAACATCGTCTCCACCTTGAACTTGAAGTACTTGTCGGACTTCTTGTTCACGCGCACGACAGGGAACACCGCGTCGGCGATGTAGTCGTTGTTCTGGTACTGCACCGCGACGTTGGTGAGCGCGCGGTCGATGTGGACGGAGCCCACGCCGAGACCGAGCTCGACGCGCTTCGCGATGTCGCGGCCACGCGCGGCGCTGAGACGCTGCTGCGCGAGGTTGATGATGTCGTCGGAGTTCATGTGATCACGCTCCCTGCAT